ATATTCCTTAACAGCATCCCAGTCTTCTTTTTTCATACTATTAGGCCAACCCCACATCCAACCATACTGCAAGAGATTTTTTATGGTCTTTTTTATCTTCTTTTTATCCATGTTTTTTCCATTCTTTAAGTCTAGTTATCGCTTCAAGTCCACTAAATGTATTTTCATCAATAATCTTTTTAATCTTTTTAGTAGAAATTCTATATGACATATCGTTAATATCTTTTTCAGTAACAGAACTTGGCCAAATGCAAACCTTTCTTCCTTGTTTAATTAAATCTTCATTAATTCTAACTATTTGTGAATTTCTTGGTTCATTGTCTAAAACAAAAACAACATCTCTATCCTTGAGTCTTTCAGGTAATTTACTTACTGCACTAGCACCAACCATCGCAATTGCATTGCTAATAAACAAACTGTCTAGAGGTCCCTCTACAACATAAATTCTTTTTTCTGGATTACATCTCCATAGACCATAAAATAACTTGTCAATGCTTTTATCCGCTTTTACGGTTAAATATTTTATGGTTTGTCTTGCGTTTGATTCATCAGTCATATTTAACGCCCTACCCTGAACAGCAACCACGTCGCCATGACTATTAAAAAATGGAATTATCAGTCTTTCTTCTTTTTCAAAAAAATTAGTCTCTGGATCCATATTTTTCGAAAATGAACCAAAATCGTCTGTATAATATAATATACCCCAGTATTCTTTAGGTATCATTCTAGCATTTGCAAATTTTACTGCGGAATGATCTTTTGGTAAATTGTTAAGACACGTTGCTTGATCACCAAGAACATTATGTTTATCTCTTATTTTTTTCAATGGAGTTCTTTTAAATAACCCAATCATACCTTCTTCCTCTGTAGTTGTTTGTTCCTTCTTTTTTTGTATTTGATTACTATTTATATTTCTCTTAAAAGACTCTAGACCATATTCTTTGCACAACTCTGGTGAGATTGCTAGCAAAAACTTATACATGTTTGACCAATATCCACAGTTAAAACATTTATAAAAAAATCTTCCATGTTTTTGATAAAAATAGCCTCTTGCTTTTTTTGCATCTTTTTTGCTATCACCACAGATAGGACAAGAGCATTGTGCTTGTGTTTCTTTTTTCCATTTAAAATTTCTAAGGTCAATTGAAACCAAGTTAATAAACTTTTTATCAATAATTACGCTCATTATTAGGGAATGTCCATTGCATCCTTTAACCAATCAACAGAGTTATTAGGAACATCTGCTGTTTCACCAGCCGTATCTTTTTTATATTTTGCTGTTAACTCTGGTGTACCTTTTTCGCCAGCACCACCTTCTTCATCTATTTCTTTTTCTTTTTCTTTTCCCTTTTCAACACCTGACTCATATGCTTCTGACCAGTCTTGCCAGTCTTGTAATTCTTTATTATCCATATTATTTAATCTCCTTTTAAATATTCCAATCGGAAAATTTTTCTCCAGTTTTAAACTTAGAATCTAAGTCATCTCTACTATATGTAGATTGTCCAGAACATACTAGTCCTTCTTGTTCTGTGCTTGAAACATCATATAGTTTCATTTTAGACCTATTAATACCAACTACAAATTTTCTATTAGTTGCTAAATCATTGTATCTATTTTTAAGTTGTTTTATTAAAACTTGATTTAGTTCATCAAGTTCTTCTGTGGAAATAACTGCAAACATAAAATCTGCTGTAGCCGGTAAACCAAACGACTCAGAAGTGTCTTCAAGCCCCACATCAGTGTTTGCAAAACCACCTCTATTTGTTTGCGTAGCCGTAAAAATTGGTACATTGCTTTCCACAGCAAGACCACGTAGTTCCTCTGCAATTGCTTTCACATACATATATGAATTTACATTTGCACCATTTTTGAATCTAACTGCTGTACAAATATTTAAATAGTCAACAAAAATAATATCTGGTACAAATCTTTTTTTCATCTTTAACTCATCTAATAACGATCTAAAATGATTAACATTTGCTGTGGCAGTTGGATACTCTTTAATAATAAGTTTACCTGCGATTTTTTTGGTAGCAGATGTGATTTTTTTATCATAAATCTTTTTGGGTAACTCCCTTAACTCATCTATGGCAATGTCCATGAGGTTTGCATCTATTCTCTCAGCAATTCTTTCTTCTGCCATCTCACATGTAATGTATAGGACATTTTTATTTTGAGTCAGACAGTTCGATGCATGATGACACATAAACAAAGATTTACCAACTCCAGTTCCTGCTAAAACAACATTTAATGTCTTTGGTGGAGTACCATTATTTGTAATTTTATTTAAAAAATCTATATCAAATGGAATTTTAACTTCTTTTCTATGGTAGAAATCGTAACGATCTTCATAGTCTTCAATATAATCATGTCCGACATGTGTATCAAAAGAAACTGATAAGGCATCCTGTAATAACTTTGGAAGATAATTTTTACTATTATCAGATTTACCATCGATAATCTGAATGGATTCTAGAATAGCATTATAGATTGATTTATCTTTACAAAAATTTTCAGTTGTGTCTATTAACCATTTTTCATCTTGAGATGGTTCATCTTTCTTAGTAATTAAGTTAACAATCTCCATAGATTCTTTGTATTCAGATTCAGTAAGATTGGTCAAACCATTAATACATACAGACAAAGCATCTTTATTTGGCGCTTTATTGTATTTTTCTATAAAGTTACCGATGACTTTAAATATTTTTCTTTCAACACTGTCAGAAAAATATTCTTCCTTTAAGAAAGGCATTGACTTTCTCATATATGTATCATTCTGTAACAGATTGGTCAGAATAATTTTCTCTGTAGTCGCTTCCATCATTGTATCTTTCATTAATTAACTCGTTTAATATCCCACCCATAATGTCAATAAGTTCTTTGTCAACAGGATAATTTTGTTCATTATGAACTATTTGGTATGTAAAATTTAAAGAACACTTAGAAATATCTTCTGATTCTGAAAAACTCACTACACCATATTGGTATACAAATCCTTTAAATTTGCCATTAGTTATTCTAATGGCGCCCATGCTGTCATCGTCCGGATTTTCAGCATATCGATATTCTGGTAAGTCAGGTTGCATCTATTATTGTTGAATCTAAATCGCTACTGCTACCATATCTAAATTCTTTGTGTGCGGCCTTATTTAACAAATCTAAAATTTCACTGGTATAGTATTTTTCTGGGTTGTCATTAATATTTTTTTCGTACACTTTTTTGCCGTCTGGTAATTCTATTCTTGTGCTAACCTTCTTAAAAATATTATATTTAACAGCAAGATCAACTAGTCCATAATACGGGCTGAGTCCAGTATTGTAATCCAGTTTAACCTCTATTATTTTATTTTCTTTTGTTAATCTACCCTTAAACAGTTTACATTTAATAATGTTACCAATAATATCAGTACCGTCTTTTATCTTTTTCTTTGAGAGATACACAATGGTAGATGCTGCATATTTTAAACCAGAACCACCACCCATTTCTTTCATTGGTACATAGGAACCAACGACCTCATAGGTATGATTAGTTAAAATCAGTGGAATATGTGCTTTGCCAAGTTTTAAAGTTAAAACCCGAAATGTGGATTTTACCATCTGGGCGCGGGTCATGTCACGAGTATCTTTACCTTCTGCTGTATCTGCCATTTCTTTATTGGTTGATAGCATACCAAGAGAGTCAAGTACAATAATCATTGGTTTTCTATCAGCAATATTTGTATCAAGAACAGAATCCACAATTTTGATGCATTGAAATCTAAAATCTTCTACTGTTGCTACTGGAAAAATAGCAACCCTTGAAGGATCCATTTTTCGTTCTTTAATCATATCGGACGTTACTGCTTGTTCAGAATCAAAATAAAGAACAACAGCATCTTTTTTATCGTTCAAAAATTTTTTACAAATATCCAATGCAAAATATGTCTTACCAGTTGCTGACTCCCCTGCAAGTGCAATAATTTTATTATCTGGCATACCATTGTGTATATCACCAGAAAGGAGTGCATTTAATGCATAACTTCCAGTATTTACAAATCCTGTGACATCGCTACCCTCTACACCATCTTCTACGATACCTGCATATTCATTACCAGAATCTTTAATAACCGAATCTAAAAAACTATTCATCTTTTTCTCCATATCTACTATTATACCACACAGGCACTATACAAACAAGTTCTCTAAATTGGTTTTTCTTTCATTATTCCAGCCAATTGTGGTTAAGATCATTTCTAAAGGTCTTAAAAAGCCTCTATCAAACTGCATATCATAATCAACATAATCATGAAGATCAAATTCTTTTGGTAAGCCATTTGGAAAGGTTATTACCCTCTCTTTTGTTGGGTTTGGTAACTTAAGATAAACGAATTTTGCCTTATCGTTTTCTCTAATAACTCTGAGTTTTTTACCAAGTTTCTTTTTCTTGATGATATTATTAAAAATCAGTGCACCTTTGGTGGCAATTGGTGTACCGCTTACATAGATTCTTGTCTTATCACTGTATTTATTTAAACCTCTAATTCCACGCGGAAAAGCGATATCCTCTGGTGGGAGAGAGAAAAATTCTTCTTTAATTTCATCAATATAATCAATGACTGTATCTTCATCTGTGGTTAAGATTAGATTTATTGCTTTTTTAAGTTGTTTACGTACTGCTTCAGGTGTGGATGATCTAGTGGTTTCAATTCCTGTTACCTTAATTTGTGGTTCATCGTATCTGACACCTTCATTATCAAGAACATTAAGGATATATCGTTTCTTTGCAGTCCAAATACCTTTGTCTGCAATAACCTCTCTTTTCATAAACATCCTGTTGTCATATGCGTTCATTTTTTCTGCTAATTCTTCATATTTTTTGGTGATGAACGGTTCGATGATTTCTCCTGCACATTTGTCGAGGAAGTCCACCACCTCCTGCTTCGTCTTAGCGGAACAAATTTTATCCACAATATCCCCAAACCTAATATACACAGAATCTGTATCAGAAGCGATAACATAAACATGACCCTCCGTTTTAAATGTTACATTTAAAAAATCGTTTAGTTCATTCTCAATCCAACGAATACTTAATTGACCTGATATTGTAACTGCTTCTGCAATTTCTACATCGTAGTATCGACAGTATTGATTGCCAATAGCACCATATGCCGAATTGAGTTGAACCTTCCTAACTAGTTGTTGGTTTTTATACTTTGCAATGTCGTTTGTAAGTTTGGTGTTTAACCCTGATCTACTCATCCCTGAAGGTGGCCCACCTTTAAGTAACTCTTCTTTTTCTTTTTGTGCTTTGATCATGTTTGTTTTACTTACTTTACGTTCTTCATACAAACGTTCCATAAGTGAAGGTAAAAACCCCTTAAAAGACTTATCAAACAATACACCGTTGGCGGCAATTGACAAGTTTTGTTTTTTCCAAGGTTCTATTCTTTTCATAGTATATTCATCATTGCTCAATATGCCATCAACCGAAATGGATTTTCTTGTCGATGAGTTGTTAAAATCAGTCAGTTTTGTTTCAGTGCTGATGTTGTATTGCATAATTAAATGAGGGTAAAGGCTATTCAAGTCAAAAGACATTATCCAGTCATGCATCCCTGCCACTGGTTCCATTACATAAGCACCTTCATATTTGGTGGACTTATGCTCAACCTTCCTTGGTGGAATTACGATGTTATGCTCTAACAAATAGTGATAAATTATGCAGTCCCACATTCTTACTTGACTAAAAACATCTTCAAAGTTTACTTTTGCAGAATAAGCGAGTGCTATTGCAAGTTCCATCAGTTTTAGTTTGTCTTCAAGACGAGATACAAGTTCAACATCTTTAATGTTGTATTCCATGAACTTTTGAAAATTATTTTTATAAAAATCTGAGATTGAATCATACTCATCATATGATAACTTTTGCTCACCAAGTTCGATATATGAAATATGATTAAGACTGTAGGATTCTTGGTTCACATAGGTAAACATCGAATATAGGTCAAGATAATCCATGACTGCAATACCATAGATATTAAAAACCTTTTGTATTCTATTTTGTCTATGGATTTGTACTTCTTTAATAACATTCCATGGGCTTAGTCTTTTTGCAGTTTTAGCACCTAAAACGTGTTTTATTCTGTTGTGTAGATATGGGATATCAAAAAACCTTACGTGCCAACCAGTAACAATGTCTGGTTTTAGGTCTTCCCACAAATCTAAGAGTTGGTTGATTAATTCTGTTTCGCTAGAACAAGGATGACAATCCACCCCAACAACGTCAAAATCGCCCACCCCAAAACTATAAACCTTACCGTCCATCTCAATAGTAACCGCGTTAA